TGTAGATGCTTTAGCAACTCTTTATGCTTATGTTAATACAGGCACAGAAGAAAATCCTGTTATGGAAAGACCATTAGGTGAGTTTCCAACATTGGAGGTTTAATGCCTTTAATTTTATCAGGAAACGTAGCTTCAGCAACAGCAGCAGCATATGACGTAGCCAACTCATGTAGGTTTGATAGAGGCAGTAGTGCAAGTATGTACATAACATTTAGTGGTGCTGGGGATAGACAAAAATTTACATTTTCTTTTTGGGTTAAAAGAAATAAGTTAGGAACACAAGAAGTTATTTTTGACACAAATTTTGGTGGTGGTGCAAATGAACACAGAATATTATTTGATAGTAGCGATAGATTAGAATATTACGATTATTCAAGCACAACAAATAATTTAGAATATGTTACAAATAGAGTTTTTCGTGATACTTCCGCATGGTACTCAATTATAATTGCTGTTGACACAACACAAGGAACTGCTGGAAATAGAGTTAAAATTTATATTAATGGAACACAAGAAACATCTTTTGAAACTGAAACTCAACCTAGTGTAAATTTAACAACACAATTAAGTACAGCAGATAAACATCAAATTGGAACAAAAAATACTGGCTTTAATTACCTTGATGCTTATCTAGCTGAGTTTGTATATATTGACGGAACTCAATATGCCGCAACATCATTTGGTGAATTTGATAGTGCTAGTCCGACAATTTGGAAACCGATAGATGTATCAGGATTAACATTTGGTACGAATGGTTTTTATTTAGACTTTGAAGCTAGTGATAATTTAGGCAACGATGCAAATGGTGGAACAGATT